ATAAAACAATGCGTAATTTACACGGCAATGATATAAATGGTACAGTGGGCGGTTCTCCTGGTTTTCTTGGTATTACCTCTGCTTTATGGATGAAAACCGATGCTATCACTTCATTAGTTTTTACTGGAGATAACCCATTTACGCAGTACACCCACTTCGCCCTATACGGAATTAAGAGCGCATAATGGCTAAAACATACGAACCGATTGCAACGACAACTGTTAACGGAACTTCAACAGGAAGTGTTACTTTTAGTTCCATTCCTGGAACGTACACAGACCTTCGTTTAGTATTTGGTGGCAGTTGGATAGCGAGTTTTGGTTACGCAGTATTTTGGCTTCGTCTTAATGGAGATACGGGCACTAATTATAGTTCAACTTATATACAAGCGTATGGAAGTGGTTATTTAAGTAGTCGTGAAAGTAATCAAAGCAATATGTATCTAAATTACTCTCAAGACTCAGGCAACGCTTCATCTATGACTACTGTGGATATTATGAACTATTCTAAGTCAACAACCAATAAAACTGTTTTGGCTAAAGGTTCTCAAGGTGATTATAGCGTAACACCTTCAGTTGGTTTATGGAGAAGCACGTCTGCTATTACTTCAGTAGAAATTAGACTTGCAGACAATGTTAAATTTTCTAGCGGTTCAGTCGTAACTCTCTACGGCATCAAGGCGGCATAATGGCTAATACATATATTCCAATAGCAACTGTGACTGTGGGTAGTGGTGGGGCGGCTAACATAGAGTTCACATCTATCCCACAAACCTACACAGATTTGTTAGTAAAATGTTCCTTACGGCAAAGCGGTTACACAGGAGTAACGTGGGATTGGTTGAAATTTAGATTCAACGGTTCTTCTGCAACGGTTTACTCATCCCGTGATTTAGAAGGCAACGGGTCTAATGTGTATTCCAACACATTTACCAGTCAAAATGGAATGGTAAAACTAGGACTAGCCAATTCAACTACCTCAACATCAAACACATTTTCCAACAATGAACTCTATATTCCTAATTACACCAGTTCTAATAATAAAAGCGCTTCAGGAGATGGTGTACACGAGGACAACGCTACTGCAGCGATTGCTGTACTAGGTGCTGGATTATGGTCAAATACTGCAGCCATAACCAGCATTACATTATTCCCTGAAAACGGAACTGCTTGGGTTCAATACTCAACCGCTACCCTGTACGGAATCAAGAACACCTAAGAAAGGAAAACAATGCCAACCAAACTCGTAGTAGATTGCTCAACAGGAATCACCACTGAGGTGGAACTTACTGCTGAAGAAATCGCTCAGCGTGAAGCAGACGCAGCAGCCTTCGCTGTAGCAGAAGCAGAACGCATCGCAGCAGAAGAAGCAAAGGCAGCAGCCAAGGCTGCAGCCGAAGCCAAACTAGCAGCACTCGGATTGACCGCAGAAGAAATCGCAGCACTAGGCAAGTAAAGAAAGCAAGGGGACAATGATTCAAAAGAATGAAACTGTAGCAATCGGCTGGTGTGACAACGGCACAACTGACGGCAAGTTTACCGAAGGGTTAATGACAGCAGTAATTGCTGGCGGTGCCAACGGTATGCCTATCCACACCAGTATCCGAGTCCAAGGTAATCAGATTGGCAGACAACGCCAAGTACTCTTTGACCATTGGGCAGATAAGATTAAGACTGACTGGCTACTGTGGGTAGATTCAGACATAGTCCTTAGCCTAGATGCTATGGCTAAACTGTGGAAGACAGCAGACAAGATAGGCAAGCCTGTTGTATCAGGTGTCTACTTCATCTCTAAGGAGAATGAGGGTAGCCTAATGCGTCCCTTCCCTGTACTCTTTGATGATGTTGATGAATTCCAAATCAGGTATCATCACCCACTACCTAAAGATGAAGTCATCAAGTGTGACTGTGCTGGCTTTGGATTTGTGCTAATGCACAAGTCTATCATACCTAAGATGAGAGCAGCTCACCCCGGCAAGGGTATGTTTATGGAGACTGGCGATGGTGTTGATGACCATTTCGTCGGTGAAGATATCATCTTCTTCCGCCGCATGAAAGCGGCAGGCATTCCACTACATGCACATACCGGGGCGATAGTCAAACATATGAAGCGCTTCTCGCTTGACTATGACTACTATGCTATGTACTGGACTAACGAACAATTAAAAGAGAACTTAAAAGAACAACAAGGCTAGGAGAATAAGTGGCTGGTCGTGATATTACCGAAGGTCGTGCAACGCGTGCGGTTGCGGTAGACGTAGGTGTACTTTCCAATGCATCTATCTGGCAGAACACTGATATTGCCTATGATGTAGCTATTGGTGGTATGCCATTCATCTATGCTATTAGCGACCAGAACCCTTATATCCGTCAGACTGCACCCTATCGTAAGGAACAGTTTGATAACCAGACAGAACCAGGCGAGCAGTCCCTTACTGGCTGGTGGCTACGCAGTCAATCATCTTTCCATCAGGGAACTGGCATTGTATTCTACGACCCTGCTTTAATCTCAGGCGAGGGTACATACCAGTTTGCTGATAGCAAGGGTGTCAATGTTTGGGAAGAGGGAGAAGTTACTCTACTTAAAAGAGTAAACGAGAACCACATTACCACTGGCCCCATTGCATCTACTGGTAGACCTCAGCAGTTCAGTCGCCCAATCAGATGGAACAATACTGACGGCATCTTACTTCATGACGAGTATGATGTTGACAAGGTAGCACTAGATGGAACTGTCACACACTTTGTTGACTACAATACTGGCACAGATGACAAAGTCTATGGGCTATGTGACGATGGTACCACAGCCTACTGGGTAACAAATGTTACAGCAGGTGGAACTACTAAGCTTACAGTATACAAGAAGGCTTTGACTGGTGACTCAACTACAGCTAACACAAAAATGTTTGATGTTACTGGTAATACAGTTGCCAATGCTATCATGGAGTTTGTTAAAGAGCGTATCATCGCTTGCTTCAACAATGTGGTATATGAATTTACTGGCTCGGCATCTGCCTTGCCAACCCCACTATATACCCACCCATCAAGCAGCCATAACTATACCAGCATTACGGCATCGGGTACAGCTATCTATATTGCTGGTTACAATGGTATCCAGTCTACAATTCAGAAGTTTACCCTCAATACCAATGGAACTCTACCTACCCTAACATCTGCGGTAGTAGCAGCTGAACTTCCTGTTGGTGAAATTGTATTTAAGATTTACTATTACCTCGGCAGAATGATGATTGGTACCAATAAGGGTATCCGTGTAGCCAATGTCGATGCCGATGGTTCCCTAACTTATGGCCCACTTATCGTGGAGACAAGCCAACCGTGCTATGACTTCTGCGCTAGAGACCATTACATCTGGTGTGCAACCGGAGTTGACGGAGCACCAGGACTTATCCGTATCAATCTAGCTGACGAGATTAGCACATTGATATTCCCTTACGCAAATGATGTATATTATGCAGGTGTCAGTGGACATGTCACAACTTCTTGTGCATTCTTTGGTACCACAAATCTAGTAGGATTCTCTACTGCATATGCATCATCTACTAATGGGCATGTATACAGAGAAGACCCAACTGTATTGAATTCATCTGGCTATCTAACGACTGGGTACATTCGTTACAATACACTGGAACCAAAGAACTTCAAACGCCTATTCGGTAGAGGTGACTTTACCTACGGCTCTATGACACTAGAAACTGTAGACAAGAATGGTGTTGAGTATGACATCATCTCATACGATGCAACAGTGCCACCAGTTGAGGTAACTACATCACAACCTACTGGCTCACAAGAGTATGTAGCATATAAGTTTATCCTGTACCGGGACGCAACTGATACAACTAAGGGCCCAACCTTCAAGGGTTACCAGGCTAAGGCGACCATTGCTACACCTCGCCAAAGAATAATAAGATTCCCCGTCTACTGCTTCGATGTAGAGACTGACAAGTACAATGTGCTAGTCGGATATGAAGGCCGAGCATTTGATAGAATCGGTCAGCTTGAAGCTATTGAAGAAGGCGGAGATGTTGTCACATGGCAAGACTTAACTACTGGTGAGTCCCGCCAATGTGTCATTGAACAAATCACATTCAACCGCGCAACACCACCTGACAGAGGATTTACTGGTTATGGTGGTATTCTAACTATGACAATTAGGACAGTATAAACTATGTCACCTGCAGATTGGGCAGCTCTTGCCGTATCCATATTAACCCTTATCGTAGGCTTTGCATCGCTAGTGCGATGGCTCGTCAAGCATTACCTTTATGAACTTAAACCCAATGGTGGTTCCAGTCTTAAGGATAAGGTTAACTCGCTTGAAGAGAAGGTAGAACTACTGACCGAACTAGTCAAGGAAGCATTGAGGAAATGAATGAAACCTGTAGTGAAGGCCGCGAGTCCTGCTGCTATTGCTGTTCTTCGTCAAGCGACAGCATTGTGGCCGAAGCGCAAGAAACTGTCCGACGGATTATTGCCATCACTGGCGCATCAGAAAGCAAGTCCGAATTCAGACCACAACACGGGACTTGCTGTTGATTTAACACATGACCCTAAGAACGGGGTTGACTGTGAAGTTATCTTTGAAAAGCTTAAGGAAGATGAACGAGTCAAGTACCTCATCTTCAAGGGTAAGATTTGGGCGAGGGATAAAGCTAAGCTTGGCAATCGCAAGTATACTGGTAGCAACCCTCACAATAAACATCTTCATATTTCTATCAATGCTGATTCCGCTCATGACACTAGTCCTTGGTTCTGGTGGATGAATCAACCCAAGATTGTGAATACGATAGCAGCAAAGCTACAACCTGTCCCGACTAAGAAGCTACCGCTTCCAGTCAAGGTTGTATTGTGCACCTGCTGTAAGATTCACAATACTAAACGAAAGGCAAAATAAATGGAAGCACTAAAGCAAGTATCGCTGACATGGTTCCGTGCTGCAGCCTCAGCTGCTATTGCACTCTACCTCGCAGGCGAGACCAACTGGAAGACACTCGGAGCAGCAGCCCTCGCAGGGTTCCTCGGGCCTGTCCTTAAGTGGCTCGACCCATCGGCATCAGAGTTTGGCAGAGGCGCACGCTAGCCCTAGAATACCCTTTAAACGCCTTCTAAGGCCGTTTTAAGACACTAAACCCCCCAACCTAAGGTAATCACCCTAGGAAGGGGGGTCTTTTGTGTTTATCAGATAAGTAGAAAAACCCTTGACTCTTCCCCTAAGTCATGAGTATAATCATATATATTATATAATATATAAATAAATATATAGACCCCGTAGGGGTCTTATATAATATATATAAATATAATTATAATAATATATTTATTATATGTCAAGTATTATTGAAAGGATTATATCCCTGATGGGAGTATATCTAACTGACGATTACAAGATACCGGGACATGTATCGTACTCAGCACTGACTACATACATCGACTGCGGTTATCTCTACTACCTTGGCCGACTCCTTGAGATACCTGAACAGCCAGCAGTCTGGTCTGCAGGTGGCTCAGCATTCCACAAGGCGACAGAAGAGTGGGACAAACAACATGTTGAGTAAACAATTATGGGAAGAGGCTTGGAATGAGTACACGAAAGATGTCGACCTCTCAACGCTTAGGGTTGGTGGCAGGGCTACGAAGGAACGTCCTAACAAAGAAGACGCAGACTTCTGGCAAGTTGCAGGACCCGAGTGGGTACAGAGTTACATTGATTGGCGCACTACAAATACCAATTGGAAGATTTGGAAAACGCCTCAAGGCGTTCCTGCGATTGAACTAGGTATCATACCTGAGTTTGCTGGTGTTCCAGTCAAGATGGTCATTGACCGAGTCTTCGAAGTCGATGGCGAGTTAGTGGTTGTGGACTTAAAGACTTCACAACGCACACCTGATTCAAGCCTTCAGCTTGGATTCTACAAAGCAGGACTGAAAAAAATATTTGGTGTTGATGTCAAGTATGGTAACTACTGGATGGCTCGTCAGTCTGGTACTGGAACTATGGTTGACCTAACAAAGTACAGCGAAGATATGATTACATACTTCGTAGAAAACTTTGACAAAGCTCGTAAAGCTGGAGTATTCTTACCAAACACAAACAACTGTAATCGGTGTGGGCTCACGGAGCACTGTCCGTTTACTTCAAAGAAAGAGAAGCAATGAACGAAGAATGGAAACTGCAAGTCTCGTATAAGACTGGTACTGGTGATATGATTAACATCCGTGCCAATACTGCTGACGAACTTAGTGTGCTGCTTGAAGGTGTAGGTGACTACGCTACGCAGATTGCTGCAACAAACAAGATGCTAGCAGCAGCGTACAATGTAGCCCCTTTATCGACTACAAATTCCACTACAAACACCACGCCTCCAGTCTCCTCGCCGCCAACCCCGGTATCGGAAGCGTCAGGTACCGCAGCTCCCACATGTAAACACGGTGCACGCATTTGGCGTAGCGGAGTCAGCAAGAATACTGGTAAGCCATATGCATTCTGGGCATGTCCGTCCCCACAGGGAACGCCTGACCAATGCAAGCCAGTCAACTAAATAAGGAAATCAAATGAGCCGTAGTCAGTTAATAATGGATTGGCTACGGCTTCTCTTTAAAAGGAATCGAAATTGCGTACACTTGTCAGAAGCGTTGGTCGCCCAAGTATCGGTGGGGAACCGCTACCGTCATGCTTCAAAGCGTTTGAGTCGAACAAGATTGTCCTCAGGCGAAGCGAAGTGTCGATGTTCGCAGCAGCGCCGGGAGTAGGTAAGTCCACACTTGCCCTTGCTCTTGCGCTAAAGATGAAAGTTCCCACGCTATACATTAGCGCTGACACTAACGCACACACTATGGCTATGCGTTTAGCATCTATGATTAGTGGTAAGAATCAAGGTGATGTTGAACAATTATTGAATACTGATTTAGGTTGGACTCGAGCAGTGCTGGCTAAAGGTAGCCACATCGTATGGTCATTTGAATCAGCACCATCTCTGCAGGATATTGACGAAGAAGTACAGGCCTTCGAAGAACTATGGGGATGCCCACCACAACTGATTGTGGTAGATAACTTGATGGATGTTGCCACCGATGGTGGCGAAGAGTTCGCTTCAATGCGAGCTATCATGAAGGAGCTAAAGTATCTTGCTCGCGCTACGAATGCTGCAGTGTTGGTTCTACATCACACTAGCGAAGCTGTTGCTGGCACCCCTTGTCAACCGCGTAGTGCCATACAGGGTAAGGTTGCACAGCTACCTGCACTTATATGCACACTCGGTGTTGTTGGAACAAGCATGGGAGTCGCGCCTGTTAAGAATAGATATGGCAGAGCAGATGCTGGTGGCGGATTGATGACATGGATTGCGTTCAACCCTGAGTATATGTTCGTTGATGACATACCGGAGAATGTATAATGGATGATGACTATCTTGAAATTCATGCAAAAGAAATGGCACAGTCTGAATATCTCAGACATGTTGCCAAGTGCATACAGAAGATTGATGATGCCAAACCACCAGCTAAGGACGCTTATACGCAAGGCGTACAAGACGGACTCGACTGGGCAATACGAATACTAGAGAAAGATAAGAGCGCATACTAATGGCTAACCCTAATGGTCGCAAAGGTGCACAGTATGAGACAGATGTCATGCGATGGTTTCGTGAACACGAGGCAGTAGCAGAGCGTCTTACTAAAGCTGGCGCCAAAGATGAGGGTGATTTGTATGTATTCTTGCAAGGCAAGACATACATCATGGAGTTAAAGAATAGAAAGAAGTTAGACTTGCCTGCCTTTTGGGACGAAGCGCAGGTTGAGGCAAAGAACTATGCGAAGGCTAGGGGATTGGCGACCATACCTCCAGCCTTCGTCATAGTGAAGCGACGCAATCATGGCATAGAGAAGTCATGGGTTATACAGGATTTAGAACAATGGATGAGAGAGAGATATGAATGACCTCCCAAGTATTAGAGATGTGCTTGTCCACTACGGTGCAAAGTTTGGACGAACACACGGGCAAGTCAATCTC